GCTTTAGATGAATTTAAAACGGTCTTTATCGTCCCACCTTCAAATATTACTTCAGGAATGTCTGCGCATTCGTCCATTTGATCTACTGACATCGATTTGATTTTAACTTTACGCCCAGATTTGAGCTTTTTCTCGACCATGTTCCCTCCTGTTAATGTTTATTAAGACATAGTTAATACTGCGAGATTGCCACTTGCCGCCGCTCCCGTTGTGGCAGTCCACGGTATCTCTACAAACATTCCTTCGTCTGCAAAATCAATATTATGACCTGTCATCCTTGCGGATGGGATACTAATATCAAAATTAGAGCCGTCATTTAACGCTAAAGCGTATCCTGTCGATGGATTCGCCACCCAATCCGTAGATAATGCGTCGGCCATAGTTGCCTCGTATTTAACGGTTATAGAGCCTGAAATATCATATAATCCGCCCCTTACATATCCATCAGCCTCGGCGCTTGTCCCTTGCCACCCTAACCGTGCGGCCGGATTTGTAAATGTCATCGAAAACGCGCTACAGGTGACGGAATGACCACCCACGGTTAAAGCGTTTGTAAAGGAAAACAATCCTTTTTCAAAATCTGAAGCGGTTGTTGCCCCGGTAACACCAGAATCTTTTATAACAGGTTTATAGCCTGACATGAACTGCCCCGAACAGTGCATTCTGCCCGCGTCTGTACCCATATCCATCGAAATCGTCAGATTTTGCAGGACGGCACTGTGCATAATTTGATCGTCCGAGTCTAATCCCGTTGTGCTTGTTCCGGCCTCTAATAAAATTATACCAACATTGTCTGCTGTAGCTGAACCATGTGATAAATCCTCATGCGTATTAGCAACGGCCGGGGTGATTGTTATTGCCCCGGTTGTAGTGGCTACGCCAGTTACTAAACTTAATAAAGTTTGCAACATAACTTCATTTTCTACTAAATAATCAAAGTCCCACGTCCAAATCCCAGAACCATAATGACGTATAAAATCGCCGTCTTCGTAAGACCTTCTGCCAGCTCGCAATACTGTGGCGGTTTGAAAAGCACCGTCGTAATTGATCCCCGATAGCTGATTCATTCTCATAAATAAACGTGATCCACTTACAAAATCAGCGTCAGCAAGGCTTCCGTCCCCGCCTATTGCCAATGCGGACACATCTTGCTTTCCAACGATGGCCTTATATTCTCTACCCGAAGCATTAGTTGCCATATTTTACTCCTCTAACCTTTTTTAATTAAATTATTAGTCAATAAATACTGTAATTGTTTTTCAGATGCACCTTTTAAATCAACGGCTTCGCCCTTCAATAATTTTTTGTGCTGTTCTTCTGATAACAGTCCTTTATTTGACATAAACGCCTTATAACCGCGCGTTGCTTTATAGGCGTTTTTATTAGATGATGCTGATTTATTCGCCATAATATTGCCCCTAATTTAATTTAATCCGTCCGACTTATTCTACACGAAAATGAAAAACGGGCTACATGAAGGCCATCAACTGCGTCTTCATCCCCTTCAAATTCGTCGTACAGCACCTCGCCAATTACACCGTCATGCCAAGGGAAAGAGGCCGCCGCGTTTTCCGTATTATTATATAATAGTTGGTAAAGCCTTTCCGAGTCAGAATAAAACTGCTCATAAAAGGCTTCGTCACCGTCTTCGCCTGTGGAGTAAAGCGCGATAACGACGTTGTAAAGTTTGCGCCACTCATTTGCCAGTATAACGTCAGTTTCCGCGCTTGAACCCCATAAACGGATCGAATATGAGCCATGATCTTTATAATCCGGCGATACATAAACCGTACAAGCCCGGTCTGTCGTAATAATCGACCTAAGTTTAGCAAGGACATTAGTATAAAAGACGTTGCTGTACGACGTATCAAGAACAAGGGCCATATATTATAGTTTGAATCTTCTGTGGCCTGCACGAATTGTGCCGCCTTTGAAATTGTGGAAGGGGATATGATATGATCCTCGCGATAATACAATATTACCTGTTTTAGACGTCCTTACATCTTCGCTTATGCCGTGAACTTCAATTTCCCATTCATTATTTGCCGTCGCGGACGTTGAATCAGTTGATCCGGCAAAGCGTATTTCTAAGCCTCCGGCGCACATTTGGAAATCACCGTTAATTGTTTCAGCGGTTACAATTTGTGATGCTTTTAAATCGCTCGATGACTTTTCCCAAACCGAATAAGTGGCCGTACCTATGGCACCTCCGCCAATCACTTTAACTTTTAATAGATCATAAGTCCCTGTGTAATAACCGCGGGTTTGTACAGGGCGAACGCCCCCAGCCGTATAAGTCACATCGCGAATAACGCCATAAGACGAATCCCCGGTAACTTGATGCGGCAGTTGTATATCGCCTGTCTTTAATCCTAATAAATATTCGTCAGCCTCTTCTTTAAATGCCTCCGCGATTTCATTCAAGGGATCATCAGCTTTTAACATCATGGAAACAGCCATTAAGGCCGCTGTCCTTTTTATGATATATGGATATGACCCTTCGCGATCAAGGTTAATTTCCGAAGCCATGCGCGAATCAAGTTTAGCCTCAACATAACGGCTTGCGTTCCGGCGGTATCTTTGCGTTAATGTTGTTGCGTCTTCACCAGATTCCATAATCATATCGTTGGGATTTGTACCGCTGTTATAATAATAAACAGCATCTAATGTAGACTCATAAAACCACTCACCATTTGCATTTACAACGCCACTGTTTGCCTCTGCGGCTCCTAAATCCTGCGCATTCGCGAATAATTGTGTTACCAAACCGCTATTATCGGCGCGATACAATGAACCACTGTGCTGAACCCAGTTATAAATCCGGGTTTTCGAGTCTGCGGTTCTTATTTGCGGATATACGTCGTAAAGATCGCGCTCCGTGCAATATTCAATGGTCGAAGTAACGGCCATTATTTAGAGCCGGGGTCTAAATTGCGAAAAATACCTTTTCCGGCGTTTGACGATCTATGTTTTACCGATTTATCCGGGCTTCGTCTGGCCGGAACCTTAAAAGAACCGCCGCTACCACCGCTTTTAATTCCAAATTTCTTATGATAAGCCTTTCCTGCTGGCATAACTATCTCCTTTTCTTCTTTGCGTAGTAGGCCCGCACCTGACCTTTACTGTAAGTCCTTCCTGACGGGCTTTTGTACTTGCCTTTTTTCTTCCCTCGAGTAACTTTCCTAAACGGCACCTTTTAGAACTGGTCAACGACCTTTTTTAGTTCCGCAACCAACAAATCATCCTTTTTACTCGGTGTTAGTTTGGCCGCCATGCTTAAAATCTTTAAAATAAACGCTTTCAGGCCGTGTTTCTTGACCTGTTTTTCAATATACCTACTTAGCAGGCTCATTTTTTACCCGCTATTTTATGCACCGACTTCTTAATAGCAGACCAAATTAAATCGTCCCACTTACTCGGTGACAACGCGACAGCTTTATCAACGGCCAACAGGCCAATTAAAACATATTCCCAATTATCTAATAACCATTGTTCCATTTATATCCTCATTTCAAATATGCGACGAGCGCAATGAATATTGTTAATACAGAACCTAACAGCATTACGACGCCTTTCATAAAGGCGACCGTGCTATCCGTTTTGTTTTGTCGATCAATATAATGCACGAAATTACGATCTATAGAATTTAATTGCATTTGTATATTGTCAAGTTTTTCGGTATGCGTCGCCAATTCCTTGGTAACTGTTGTCTCAAATTTATTATTTTTCATACTTCTAATGCCCTCCTAAACCAACCGTAATAATATTTTTCGTATTTATCCGGGCGCTTTATAACGAGCTTTGCATAATGCAAAACCCTAAAAGCCCGGAAGCGCTCTGCTTCTAAGTTTTGAACGGCCTTTATTGTATTTGGGCCGATACGTCCATCGACAGCGATTGCCTTCCCTTTGCCGTTTTTGTGGTTTGCGGCAGACTGTAATATCATAGTTGCCCTCGATCTACCTTGATTAACAACTGTATCGAACATACACTCCTGTAAATGTTCCGGCAATTTCTCGCATTTAGACGGTATAAAATAATATTTCCTGTATATATCAACGGCCTTGCGCTTCGTTAAAGCCTTTATTTCCGATGAAGATAGGTCGGTTCCCTTTTCGGATATGCCGTATTTCGTTGTTCCCCCGGTATCAACAACGATCTTTGCGCCGCCTTCACGCTCGATCAATGGTTCAATAAAATCATCGAATTTACTCATGCAAACACCGCGTTTTTTTCGTTTTCATATCTGTCATGCAAATAACAAGCCGTTAAAATAGCCTCGTAATTGTCCTTTTTCACGTTCATCATGGGGTATCTTAGCCTCGCAACGGTCATCCAGTGGTTGTCGCGCTCGTTTTTGTCGTCAGGATATAACCCAAAGTAATCCATCCAAGTTTTTGAGCTGACAACTTCAAAGCCCCAATCAAGAGCAATGAAAATGCCAATCCATATACCAACTTCTTTCGGCTCGTTACTATTAAGGATGGCACAATACGCCTTGTCGTTGTGATGCGTTTGATGTAATTGATATTTGCGTAATATGCCCATATCAATGCCCTTTTTTAAAGGGTGTACGGCGTGCCTGCCTTGATAAAGGATAGATAAATACTGCCGGGGGCTAACTGCGACATAGATCATATTTCTTCGCCTATTGTTTTAACAACTCCGTCGTCTAAAACGTGCCTGCCTATCTCAAACCTACCGTGAACATCGTCGTAATGCTCTTTACATTTATCGGTATATAGATTTTCAGCCTTTTTAAGATCGTCGGTCTTTAACGCGATCGATCCGTTGGCCCAAACAACATATTTTTCGGCAACAGAAACAGTTATATCTTCGTCGAACACATACGGCTCAACGTATATTTTTATGTCTTTTCCTTTATGGGATTTACGATATAAGATTTTACGACTCTGCGGAATCCTCCGAATCATCCTCTTTTTCTTTGAATGCTGGCTCCGCAATACGCTGGTAATGATCGCGTAATACGGTGTTATCCGCTAAAGTAGCGTTTAAACGCCCTATTTCGACGTTTAAACCGCGTAACTTCTCACAGGCATAAACGACCTCACCTGAGAGTTCGTCCATTGTTTTAACTACTTTTTTGCCGCCTTCAAATTCCATTGTGTATGTTCGGGGTTGTTATT